TTTCGTCCGATTTTCGTATAGCGCCAACGGAGTTTAATTTTTTGTGGTAAATGCTGAACAGCCCTGAGATTATCATATCCGTTTATTAAAGCGAATCCTGCAATTATTTTACCGTTTTTAAACCAAGCGTAAGTTTTCCCCGTTGCAAAATATGAAGCTGGTACTTCGCAATATTTGATTGCGTCCTTAAATTCTCTAGCAAAATTTTGGAACTCTTTTTCAGAGTACAGTCGTTTTAGCATTACCAGTTATCACCCTCGGCACCACTGGCAACATCTACAGAAACCACTGGCACATATGTATAGAGATTAATAGCAAAATCAACGTTAGAACTGCCGACGTTTTCATATGTGAATGCAATTCTCATGGCGTTCATAGGATATGCAGGGATAGTTTTTATTTCAATAGTATGGTCGTCAAACACATACCATTTCTTTGCATATCTTTGGTATCGTTTCCAGGTTTCACCGTATTGATATTGCATTTCAACATTTACATAGTCTCCTTTATTTGATGAATATGCGTGAAATTGCAATCCATTAAACATCAAATCAAAAGGTATTGTAAAATAATGGGTACTAGTCCCAGGTGTTGCTGTATATAAATTTGTGCCCTGAAGTCTAGCATCAAGTTTTGGGCGTTCCGAACCAAATTCTGCACTCATTTAAACATACTCCCTTGCGAATGCCGCATAAATAATATTTCCCTGGCCGCCAAGGGTTTGTGCTGTTACGGTAAAATTAATTGGCGTATAATCGATTTTAGCACCAAGTCTTATTTCTGAGGCGGCATCTCTCGCTAAATTTACAATACTTGTTGTGGTTAAATCAACATAATATTCAATCAATAATTTACCATTTGAAAATGCAGTTGCTGCGGTATCTTTTCGGCTTATATCACCGATATTTACCCATGATGGATTAGTGAGAGTGGCATTAGTATATAATCGAATTAGCGTCGGTTTTGTACCACTACTCATATTAAATTGCATGGAAATAATTTCGATTAAATGGCGATAATATGCAGGCAAAAGACTAACTGAAAAAAGATATGTTTCAACATTTGAAATTCCTTTTTCGGTTGTACCTGATGTTACGGAAAAAGCTTTACCAACCGGTCTTTCTCCGCCTTCGACGGCTAAAGAAAAACAAGTCGTTTTAAATGTTGCGGCTTGTGCTATTGTTCCAGTATTTTCTATTTCTGCGCGAAATGGAACATGAGGGTGTTGCGTGTACAATATAGATTGAATATTCGCATGATTTGCATAATGAACATAGTATAATAATCCATTAACAACAAAACCAAATCGAACGCGGCCAATGCCAAGCCATTGATAGTCAAACACCAATATTTGGGTTTTCGTCCAATCAAGTGTAATTCCGCTTTGGCCCGTGCCGTCCATTTTATCGATATTCCAACTTGATTGTGGAATGACGTTATCATTCACAGATCCACCGATATTTGAGCGTAAAACTAAAGCAGGTGTTGTATCATTTAATTGATAAAACCAGCCATCTTTATCATCAAATAATCCAATACGTTTCCGATTATTTGCAATTCCGCCACCGAAATTACAAGTTAATATAATAATATTAGATTTCCCTGGCGTATAAACAAAACGTTGGTAAGTTTGGCGGATTGCTTTGTCACCGCTTGTAGTTGTGGTTGCCAGATCGATCGAAGAATTATTATCATTAAATGTTATGGTAGCATTTCCGGTAATACTTTCGTCCCATTCGTAATCCGTTTTTTTTCCAGTCCTGGGAATGAATGTAAAAATGGTTTGCGCTTCAGCAACACGAAGGCGCCCGAAAGCATCTATTCCGAATCCATCATTCGCGCTTGTTGTTACGTTTAATTTGTCGCCTGTATTACCAATCGGCTCACCCGTAGATCCAACAAGTGAAGCTTGTACTGCGATTCTATTTTTTCCGGCAGCCGAAAAAACATCGGCAGCACAAGCTTCATCTTGACCGCAAACTCTTGTCGGGCCATTGCTATATTCTAATTCGCCAGGTGTAGTTCCACCCATGTTAAACCTCAAAAAAGCGGGCATAAACCCGCTTAAAATTTTAATTGTTCGTTATTTTATACCAGAATTAACCGGCATTTTATACTTCCAGGCCCTGCAAAGATGAGAACACGTCTGAACTCTGACCGTCCAAATTTGTAATACCGATCGCTATTGCTGCGGTTGCATCACCTAGTAATTCTGCCATTTCGATATTGTATTCGCGATTATCGCGAGGATCTTGAAAATAGGTTTCCTTAACAGTTGTAATACTTGTTCCATTGCTAGAATATCCGAAACGTACTTTCACCTGGCCTCTAGCACCAACTACAAGGCGTTTTCCTAGGAAAGTTTTGGTATTGGTGACGGTATAGAAATGGATAACTTCACTTCCTTGGCCCACAGTTGCAGTGGTTTTATGATCATAAACCTTTGTTGCACCAAGAGGAAAAAGAGGTATTTGTGCGTTAATACTTCCGTCGGTGTTGATTTCAAGAGCATCGCCATCAGCGTCTTTAATTTCAATATTATCTTGCGTGTAATCTAGATCTCTTATATCTAAATCAGAGGCAGAAACTACCCATGGGTTAGTACCCTGGGTTACCTCAAACGTAGTGTTGCTGATCGCTACGGTTCCGGAAACTGTGACTGATCCATCGACGGTTATAGAGCTGCCGTTATCTGTAATCGGCAAGGGAACCGGTATCAGTACAGATTTGCCGTCGGCATCGATTCCCATAACGGGTACACCAAAATCATTTGTACCTGCTACATAAGTTACGCCTTCTTCGATAATTGTCAATTTTTTAGTTGCCGTAGTGCCGCTTGCGCCGTCGACTATTTTTACTGCAACGTCATTATCTCTCACACTCTTAATCGGTTTTGCGCCTTCAAAATCAGCCATATGTAGTCCCTTTCATTTTTGGGTTTTATTGCATGGTTTCTAGTTTAATTTGAGCGTCTAAAACTCTCTGTGTCAACTGTTCTATTATATTTCTGGCGTTATTCATTGCCCGTTGGGATTCCAGCACTTTTTGTTTTTGCTGTTTTATTTGTGAATTGATAGCATCAATTTCATATTCAATTTTGCATCGCTCAATTTCACGATCAAGTTTTTCTTGCTCTTCAAAGTGTCCCATGAAAAATCCTTTCTAAATAGTTTCTTCCAGTCCAAAAAGCCAGGTTTCTATTTCGGAATTGGAATTTGTAATTGATTTATTAACGGCTTCAATTTGGATATTTTGGCCAGCGGTCAAAATTTTCGGTGCATCTGGAAACAATAAAACATTAGGCTCATCGTATGCATTTCGCTTGACGAGCCACAACACAGAATCAATTTTCACCGACCAGATTGCCCATGAATTACTAGTCCCATTTCCGGAAAGCCAGGTAAACTTTTTTCCGAGTGGAACTATGTAATTTATATGCGTGTATACTGTGTCTTTTATAGCAGATAATGTTGCATTATATGCACGAAAATTAATTGATGCCTGGGTTTGCCGAACATTCAATGAACCGTCGGGGTTAATATCTATTCGGTCGCCTTGGTCGTCGATCAATATTGCATCGGCTTCGGTGATAGCAACGGCGGCGGTTGTTTTTCGGGTCGTTATCGAACTCATGCCTCACCTCATTTCTCAGTTATGATAACAGACATTATCATAACTGAAATTACCAGATCATCACATTGATCGTTGCCGTGCCTGTTTGCGCGCGCCCGTACAAGACGCCCTTCAGCGGCCTATTATCTCTCGTCGCCGAACATTGATTTGGAACACGCATTTCAATCTGGGCGCCATCGATCGGATTCCCGAAACAGAATTCCAGGAATGGGCCATCGAAATTTTCAACTTCAATGTTGGAATAAAGTACTTTAAAATCTTTAAAGTCAATAAGCTTTTGAAAAGATGTTGATAATGTAAATGAAAAACTTGGCATTTATACCCTCGCAGCGATACAAGATTTTGTTGCAGTTCGGCAAGGTAAATTTTGCAACATTGTTCTATTTTTTATAGCAATCTCATGCACTCTTGCCATGTCATTATTGACCTCTTTGAATTCGATTCCAAATTCTTTTCGCAATGATTTTACTTCAGATAATATTTGTGCCAGCAACATTTTAGCGAGAAAACCAATTATTGTAATTAATGTTGAAACGATACCGCCAACCAAAAATATTGCCAAATTCTCGCTCATGAATACCTCCAATTAATCAATAGGGTCTGCGACGATGTCATCTAATATTATCAAATCTTTTACACTTAATCCCACCTTTTCAATATCTTTATAGTCAATTTTTTGTCCTATTTCAAAATCAACATCTAACAATTCTTTCATTTTCTCATTAAGCAAAATTAGATGTTCTTTTGATATATCATAAGCATTATCTTTTATAATTGGCTCACCGTTTTCATTTTTATTTGACAATTCTTTAAGATATGATTCTCTTACGTCATAATAATTTTTAAATTGTTCTTTCAATTTTTTGTCTATTTTCTTAATTTTCATAACAGTTTTTGCCGATAATACTAATATACCCCCGTTGAGTAAATTTGCAAATGAATCGCCGAACTCTTTACTGATAACAACATGTAATTTCATAACTTGACACTCCATAAAATCAATTAATTAAGCATAAATGGGAATATATCTTGTTAACCCATTAACAATAACTTGAATATAGGTCGAAAACGTAGGCGAAGGATTTGCAGTCGAGATATTCATAAACTCTAAAGGTTGATTTGTGGCACCGGATTTTCCGATACTCATTCGCCCATTGTTATCAACATAAAGAATCGCTGTCGAGGTCGAACCTCTAACAATAAAATCCGAGCCGCTTGTAAAAATAAGCGCACCATATTGAGTACTATCATGATAAAAAGCAAGCGAATTAATTCCAGACCCGCGCTGATTTATAGTCACACCAAATCCGGCCGTATTGACATTTAATACATGTTCGACTGTTCCACTTGGCGTTGTTGAGCCAATATTCCATGAGCCAACATTGGTCTCGCAACTAATTGTTCCACAAATGCCAATTTGCCCTGTATGAGAACCGGTGCCGCCGCCTGTTCTAAAGTTCAAGACACTCGCACCTGGAGATCCGGTTATATCCATTGCAAATGTACCGGATGAAGAATTTTCAATTAGAAAACCAGACAATGTTGTATTGTCTGTATTGTTAGTCCTAATATGTAATTTTCCAATTGGCGCTAAAATATTGATACCTAGATAACCATTGGAATTGAGCGTCATTCTTCTAGTTAAAGCACCGGTTGTTTGTGCGGTAGTAAGAAAATTTATCGATGTACCATAAGAGTTTACGCCCGTTGTTTCTTTCCATGCCTCGATTGCGGCGGCCTCATAGTCCGCGCCGCTATAAGTGCCATAAAAAAGAATACCGCCGCCATTACCAACTGCATCGGCACTTATATCTTTAATAGCTAATACATGTCTATAAGACGCATTTTTTGTTCCATTGATTCGATGTTGTCCGGCCGTTGATGATGTTCCGGCGACAAAAGAACCGGCGGCATTAACTGAAAAATTATCGAGTCCGCCCGTTTTCAAAATTAACGAACCATAAGAGGTGCCGTTTTCCTCTAATGTTATGCCGCTTGCCGATGATGTAATTAAAAAATATGGATTGTTACCGGTTGTTGAGCGAAACGCCGCCAAATTTGCATAACTTGAACTCCCAACCTCGAAATAAGAGGATAACCCCTCTCCGGTTGTATTGGCCAAAAGTTTTGTTGACCGAATACTTAAAGGTGCATACCACGCGCCCGCATCGGTTGCGTTCAATATACTATTTCCGCTTGAGTTTTTTAATGTATAACCGGTAAACATCGACTGAAATTCATTTGAAACTATTCCGATGTCACCAACAACCGCCGCCTCGGTGCCAATCGAAATAACCTCGGTATCACCTGGACATAAAAAACTCCATTTATTTCTATTTGCTGATGTTTTGATATACCCGGTTATTGAACCGTTTTCCTCAACTTCAATACCTACACCGTTTCCAGAGCCAGTTAATCCGCCATCATTTAATGTGATAGTTTTGTCTGATACATAAGTATTTGTTGTATGTACTTCAGTTACACTTCCATACAACGCAATTGTCGCGCCCGTTCTACCAATGTTGATTAGGCTTGCATTGGTATCGCCGATATTCAAAGTGCCGCCTAAAGTCGTAGCATCGATTTGACCAGCATATAAATGCCCAGATAAAGCTATACTAACAGCGGCAATATCTGCACTTAAATTTAAACTTGTACCCCATATATTCCAACGTTTACTTGTTGACCCCAATGCTTTAGCATTTGTTTCTGGCACTAATGCACCGCTGCCATCTGGCTCAATAACAACGTCACCATTATTTACACTTGTATAAATTTTTCTGCTTTTTACATCAAGATTTCCGCCGAGAAATGGAGTTATATCTGAGCCTAATTGTGATGTAAAAACCTGTTCCCAATTAGCGCCAGTGCGTTTCAATAAAATAAATTCGGTGGGGTCGGAAAGTATCAAATCAATTCCTGCAGTCAAAGCTATTTGACCGGCGCCACCGGCATTATGTTTAACAGTAATCACGCGCAATGCCGAAGCCGAACGCAATAAAAGTAAACGACCGTCTTGTAAATTTGTCGTGATAATGTTTGTCAAATCATCGCTAGCCGCGCCGCCTTCAGTATCTATATTATGGCAACCTGCAGTCGGAGTTATTGCGCCGCTTGCAATTGTTAAACTGGATTCCGCGCTACCGCCGAGATCAGTGTCACCTTTAGCTTCAAAATAATTTATCCAATCATATGTTTTACGATGCAACCAATTGAAAAATTGATGAGGCGGTGCCTCGACAATCCAGCCTTGTTGCTGTTTTATCAATGCAGGCGTTACAATTGCGGCACCAACGTCCGTTGCCCATTGCGGCTTTTCGCTAGGTTTTGTCAAATCAGTCATGGTAAATCCTCTCAATATACAGTTGTAAATTCACCGCCCACACCGGTTGTTGGATATGTGTCAAATCCCTTCGCGCCAATGAAAGGATACGTCAAAAATGCAAATGGATTTTCACTTTCTCCAATCACAATCCAACCAATTCTTACGCCCGCGCAGGCCAATTGTTGTAATTGTGATTTAATTAAAACTGGGTCGGCAAAATTCGTTACATTAATAGCCGCAAAAACAATTACACCAGGAAAATACTCATAGATTTGTACATGATCAGTGAGCATCAAAAAATTGAAAAATAAAATCATTTCTTCTGGCGTACCATTACAAAGATTTTTAGATATTGCAAAAAATAAACGTGCGCGATAATCATCATCAGTATCGCCATAGCGTTCTTCACCGAGAACAACACCCCATCGATCAAGTATCACACCGGTCGCTGTTTGCAACGGAATTTTTGTTAAAAAATCAAATGCAGCGTCCTCAAGACTTTGGATTTGATCGGTTTCCATTTCAAATAATGCAATGGTTTTTGGTGCCTCTTTAAATTGGTATAAAAGGCGTTCTAATGCCAATGAACTATGGTTTGTTATTTTCTGAATTGTCATGAAGTCACCGTTGTTCTTGTAGTGTCAAATAGTGCCAATTCTTTTGCGCCGATTGCAAGATTTGATGTACCGGTAGGGCCTGCCGTAAACCCTGCTTTTACAACTATTCCAAGGATCCCTGGAATAGTATTTATTGGCGTCCAGAATCTTGGTAGTACAACATCTTGTCCGATTTGAAATGTAGCGCCATATGCTAAAACGGCATCACGAACTAAAGTATCACCATTTGCAGGATACACGCCGCCGATTTCCAGAGGGTCGGTATTTTTGGTTATTTCGATTACGAGATAAATTAATTTTTCAACTGGCCGTGAAAAATACAAGGTATGTTCGAATCCCTGCGAATCTAAAACGAGGCCGCTAATATTTCCATACGTTGCAATACCTGCAGGTTTTGTGAGCCAAAGGGTTTGAAAAATTTCGTCATTATCGCCGCCCTGAATAAATGCTTCATAAGAATGCGGCGGTCTGCCATCGCCATCAGTTACATCACCGTTATTTTCGAATACAAAACATGAGGTGATCCCGTCGAGGTCTCGCAGACTATTTACAATTCCGTTGATAGTTGATGTTCCAATTGCACGCAAACTTTCGATACGACGTAGGCGTAATTCAGAATCGGTTTCGCGTTCATTTCCGACTGCGGCATCTAATAAATTTGTCACCGAATCCATGCCAAAAAGAGGTGTCTCGATTACTGTAAGAGTATTTGCTGGCGCAGTAATAGCACCGGTAACTTCAGCGCGACAAAGAACATCAACATGCGGCAAAAACCCTTTTTGATATTCCGTTGCTGTTATCGTGATTGGATTTGTAAGGCCATCTTGCAACGTGTTTGTCGTAGTGACCATGATATGATCTTTTTCGCCATCGGATCCAGCAAATTCAATTTGAATATATGATGAATAATTACCAGTAACAACGACACCGGAAAGATTACTTAATCCATTTAAAGCAGACTGTATCGTCGCATTGCTTGCATTATGTGCTATTGGGCCGGTTGTTTGCCCATCATAAGTGATTGCCCAGGTACCGCTTGCCGGTACTGCAGAAAATGTGAGCCTTTGTATTTCATTTATTCCTGCGTGAATTTCGCCGTTATCTAAAGAAATGAATCTATTATCAGGTATGCCGTCAACTGAGAAAATAGATCCGGCCGGAATGAGTGTTAAAAGTGTTCCGAACACCCTGGCGGTGACCGTTGAATAAGTGGCTTCAAGACGTGTAACGCCAGTTAATGCGCAGGCATTATCAAGAGAAACACCCGTTGCGGTATCGGGAAACGCCGAGTTATAAATTTCCTCAAGTAAATCCCAAAGGCTCGCCTCACGTTCGGAAAAAATTCCGATGACTTGTCCGAAAATAGAGGTCGGTAATAAATTAATTTCGTTTCCAAACGCTGCCCGGAATTTTTCCTCTAATTCATCTTGAATATCAGGTTG